CAGGGAGGCACTCTGGGTTGCTCCTGAAGTCACAGGGGAACGCCCACCCGGGGTCTTAGACCAAGAGTGGGCGGACCTCTGTGCCGAAGCCCGGCTGTTCTTGCACTGCAAGGACCTCATCAATAGTGGTGAGGGTCTGCGTGCAAGAGCGGTCGTGGTTCCGGAAGCAGGCCTGAAGGCTAGGATCGTCACCAAGAGTGAAGCTCCTCTCCTCATCCTCGGACACATGGCGCGTCGTCGCTTGTTCTACGGGTTAAACCGAGACAAGCGCCTCCGCGACGTGTTACGAGGACAGGATGAGGACGCCGTCCAGCGGTTGCTGGGCACTCATGGTGACCTCCTATCTTCAGACCTCTCCCGGGCCACCGACCTCTTCCCCCTGGACTTAGTCAAGGCGATAGTCGATGGACTTGTCGCCTCTGGCCGGATCAGGGACGAGGAGGTCGTCGGTCTTCGGGCTTGCACAGGCCCCATGTGGGTGGCTTGGCCATCGGACCCCAACGCGTTTAAGGAAACGTCGAGGGGAATCCTGATGGGTTTGCCGACCACATGGGGTATCCTCTGCCTCGTCCACCTATTTTGGCTGGACGAGGCAGGGAAAGCAGCGCCTCTCCCTCGCGGGCCAGGCCGCCGTCCTCCTGCGATCACGTCAGTGATCTGCGGAGACGACGCCCTAGTCGCAGGACTCTCCTCGTGCCTTAATCGGTACGAGGAGGTCTTGCGTGCGAGCGGGGGAGTGCTGTCTCCGGGCAAGCACTTTAGGAGCAATGATGGTAGAGGCGTCTTCCTTGAACGCTTGCTGAGCTTTCGCCGGGCCGCACGCCTACCGCGTGCGGTCCTCGGACGTTACGGTGATGGCTACCTCGAATCCGCAGGCTCATTTGAGTCTGTGAAATTCGCGGATGTCATCACGTTGCGTGGAATGGTCTGCCCGTTTGAGGGACTCCACCTAGGCGCTAGTTGCGCCGTTGCCCCCGACCTCCAGGTTGACCTGGCGGCGGGTGCAGTGGTGGATTCACTCATAACGGGCGGATCAAACCCCGCAGCGGTTCACGCAGTGCAAGTTACCTTGCACCGTCGTGCGCTGCAGCGTCTGAGGAAGGCAGGGGTTTCCCCCTGTCTACCGCGGTGCCTCGGCGGCGCAGGGTTCATCTCTCCGAAAGGATGGGATGCTCCTCTACGCCGCCAGGCTCCGAGAAAGCTCAGGAGGGCCATCGCGGTATTGCTTTCGGGCAATTGCCGCGACCCCGGTCCAGGCATCTTTAGTCGCCAATGGCGACGGGGTGCCTCCTCTCCAGTCAACCAAATGGCTGAGGAGGACGCTGAGACGTTGCTTTCTCGGGTACCGCATGCGATACAAGAGAATGCTCCGAAGCAGCTTGGACCGGGAGGCGCCCCCTGGTACCTCTGCGGAACGCTTGACGAATTCGTCGAGCAGAACACAGAAATGGCCAGGAGGCGCATGGCCCTCATGATGGGGAACGACGTTCTCCCTCTGCAGAAGACCGG